GACCTGACGTTGCAAAGTCAGTCGTCCGTGTAACAGGAATGTCTCTAAATATAGTTACTGTCGAAGATGTGTAAACACTTCCAAGCGTAACGTTACCGCCAGAAAAACCGTCATCAACAGCCGTACCAGATACAGCAAATGTATTAGCACCAATGCCTCTAGTAAGTGTTGTGTCAACACCAGAACTATTCGTTATAATTACGTTGATGTCATCTAACGCAAAGAACGGAAAGTCTATAGTAAACGTTGTAGAGTTAGCGGTATTACCACTAGACCCTATCGAGTGCTGTACTCTCGCATCATTATCCGCAATTGATATAGTAGCCATAATAACCCTTTATCCATTACGCACTCCCAGTTGTTAATTCACATTGTTATTATTATTGTTTTCCAAATATTCCATTTTGAATTACGTCAAACGCAGGGTCTAAATAAGGTATGTTAGACAAAGGCGTTATAAACCTTGCGTTATTACCTGTTTGAGCATCAATATTGCCAGTCAAAACATCACCAGCAACACTCCCAAGATTACCAAACATATTTACAGTTGGACCAAATACAGAAGCAGCCTTTGCTTGGTCAGGCATGTAGTTAACTGTTTCATCAGTAAATGCTGGTCTGACTCCAATATTAAAATCACTAATTTTTTCTATGGCATTGTTTACATCTGTAAACCAACCCAAAGTGCCAGACCTATCAATTGCATCAATTAGCTTTTCATCAAAATCCTGTTCTTTATCTATGCCATATTGATAACGTTTGAACTCATTCACAATAGAAGCAAGACCTACCATCAAAAATGCACCTTGCCAGAAAGCAGCGTCTTTTTCTTGCAGACCCGCTGTTAAAACTCGAACCATTGCACCCTGACCATATGACTTAAATTGAGTCAGTAATGATCCAAACTCTGTAGATGTCCACAAAGCACGATCGCCTGCCCCTGGGGTAACAATAATACGTTCAACATTCTGGTTAAGTGCGTTGCGATACTTTCTAACCATAACAGGATCGTTCCAAAGATCGGTATTTGGCATCCACTCACCATCAACTTTTTGACCATTGGCTTTTATCAAAGCCTGCATACGCATATGATCTTGCTGGCTTATACCGTTTTTTAAGAATTTTTCTTGGTCTGTTCTGGATAGGCTAGTCCAGCTTTTCATTATACGCTCACTCATAAGAAGTGACGTAGTATTGCCAGCCCATTCTTTTAAAACCTGATTCCAGTAGTTAAGACCATTCAGCATAAAGAATGTACCAACACTATCGTTAAGCTTACGCTCAAAACCAAATCTAGCTCCAAACAGATCACCTACATCTGAAAACTGTGCAGCACGAAGACCAAGAACAGCATCAACTGATACGGCTGCTGCTCTCATTTCTTTTCTTTGCATTTTACTAATAGTGCTAGAGCTAGACTTAAACATATGTTTTAAGCCCTTGCTGTAAGCATTGCCTATTCCCTCTACCATAACTATACGAGCAACATCAGGAACAGAACTAGCAACAGCACCACCCATACCAACCAGAACATTAAATGACTTCATTACTCTTACAAAACGACTAGACATTGCATGAGGATCTTTAGATGCGCCATATGTGCCTCTAAGTCTGTCCCGAAGACCTCTTATGTCACGAAGGTCATTTTCTAATGATTTCTTTAGGTTTCTGCGTTCAGCAACATCAACAGCATCATCAATCAGTTTTTGATATTCGCTTGTTACGCCTTCAATAACAGACCGCATATCAATATCACCAAACGCTCTAGTGATTTCAATATCCATACCCATTGTTCTTGTGTGATGTCTCAGCAATACCTCTGCATCGTTCTCTAAGAAATCAACAATGAGATTATCAGGTATTTCTAGGGTTCTAGCCTTTACACCACTAGGAGCTGTTATCCAGTCAAACTGTAATGCTCTTTCATCTAAATCAACAAATGGCTTTGATCTAGTAACTTCATCCATAACGCTTTTGGCAAATGAATTAGCTTCTGATGCAGTCATACGGTAATAACCCGCTGCCCAGCTACTAACAATATCAAGAAACCCTTGTTCGTTTTCCATAATCTTATCAACACGATATACTCTTGGAAGATAAGATGGAGCAGTGTTAGGGGTAATACCCTCTTTGTTTAACCTAACTATTGCAGCTTCAATAACTCTTACTTGCTCCGTGTTGTCAGCGTTTTTAGCAGCTACAAGTTTAGCATTTAATTGGCGTCTAAATAAATCAACTGATTCAGCTTGGGTTTTAACATGGTCAAACTGTTTACGATAAGCAGTAATGGCTTTGTTTACGAATGGTGTAGCTGCATCAACAATCTCATCAACGTCACCATTTTTAAGTCCTTTACCAACACGGATTCTAAACTCGGCCTCATTCAACATATTCTTTGGCCTGGTTATAGCAGCACCTATCATTTGGAATGATCTTGCTACATCCCCATCTTTTGCCACCTTACCTCGATAGCCAAGATAAGCTTCGTCTGATGCTCTCAACGAATCTACCAAAGGACCTAAATATGTAGTCCTAAAATTAGTTTCTACAGACTGGTTCATCTCCTCACCCTCACGAACCTTTTTCTGCATCATACCGCCCATATCAACCATTCGATCAGCAAGCCCTCTAACAAATGGATTAGGGCTTTGAGTCATTCTTATGACTGGGTTCCAAGGAAGTTTTTCAACACCAATACCTGTTTCAGCTAAAGCATCACCTTCCATATTTGCATACGCTGCTTCTCTGGCCTTTTCGGGGCTTACATTAGATCCTGCTGCTCGATATATTTGTTTATCAGCATGTGTTGCTATTGGAGCTACAGGCCTTCCAAAAGCCGCTGTAAGACCACCACCAAGGATTGTAGCTGCTCCCAAAGCAACAGCAGTGTGACCAAGTGTATGACCCTCTAATTGGCTTTGCTTTATAATTTCTGTAGGAGCCATGATTGCCGCTGAAAAAGCACCACCATACATAAACCTTTCGGTTTTTGATGCCATTCTTAATACTTTTGCTGGCGCTAGAGGGGCAAGAATAGATGGATCAGCTAACGTAAAAAATGCCTCTGCAACACCTGAATTAGGAGACATATCCAGTAAAGCCAAGTCTTCCATATCAGCATCAAATTTATTTAATCTTCTGTATGTTTCTTCTCTGCTTCCACTGGTCAGGAATTTGTGCATTATCCCCTTACGGTCTTTAAGCTGCGGGTCAAGAAACGGATCATAATCAGGATCTTCTTCATACTGCCCTTGCCATGAATCATTGATTGTATCGGCAATTGCAGAAAACACACTCCTCTGGCGATAAGCAGTAGACCATAATCTATTAGAAAATGCGCCCTCAGAGTTAAAAGCAAAAACAGGACTAGGAGCTAAATCTTCATAAGAAACAAATGGAGCAAGGCTAGATTTACGTTCCACTATTTTGCCCCACTAATACCAAGTGTCATCATGTAATCTGTAAATAATTCCATGTCATCTTTGCCAATTTTAGCAGGATCAAAATTATCAAAACCAAAAATAGAATAGCCAGCTTTGTTATAAGCACGCTTTAAAAAGGCAAACGTTTCTTCTGAGTTTCCATACTCATTCATGGAATTATAAGTGGCTTGCATAACGGTGTCGTTTAGCAATGGCAGACTTGCCATAAACCTTTTCAAATCATTGCTTTTCATTTTATTTAACGCTTCATCATAAGCTTTAAACTGTCTTGATTTTTTAAAATGATATGAATAGCTAGGAAGCAGTTTTACTATTTGACCATCATCAGTTTCAACAAACACGCTGTAAGTTGGTTTTTCCCCAAACACAGCATTGGGTTTATAGATGTAATTACCTTCTAAAATAGCGTCAGCTACCATACCTTTTTGCTGAAATGCAATTGGGTTTGATCTAATAATTTCAGTTGTGTTTTCTTTAATATCATCAGTAGCAATTACAGCATTTGGAAACCCCGCTGCCGTATCTTGAGCCATCTTAAGAATCGGGTTCATGACCAGTTCGACTTCATCATCATTATTACGTTGAAGCCCAATGTTATCCATAAGCCTAATCATATTGTCTTTAACAGCTAACGCTAAAGTATCCGGTCCTTTTTTGTATTTGCCTGATAAAAGATCAGCTTCAGCAGCATCGAATATAATGTTGATAAGCTTTCCGTCATCCGCAATTACATCGCTTAGATCTGCACCATCAGTTACAAATTGATCAAACATCAATTTATGCTCTGTTCTTTCAGGAATACCATTTTCATCAAGTATTGGCAGATGACTGTGAGTTATGCCGTATAACAAAGCGTTAACAACACCTCTTTTATTGTCATCATTTTCAAAAATGCTCTTAAATGTTTCCAGTCTTGTTAAAGGCTCACCATCTCTTTCTGGATATAGTTCTTTAATCATTCTTTTAAAGTTTTCATTACCTTTAGAAGAAATATCAAACTTGACCTGATCCACAGTTGAATAACGAAGGTTCTCATTAATGATGCTTGTGTCTATGCCCATGTCAGACATAACTCTATCAACCATCATTTTATTGCCGTTATACTTCATCATTAAAGAACGCTGAAGCTGGCTTTGAATACCAACAGTTACAGCCATTGTGTTATTGTCTGTTATCCATGTATCGCCTTTTAAAAAAGGCTCTAAAGCAGGGTGCATTGCCGAATGTTGCAGTGACCATCCAATAGCTATTTCACGGCTAGAACTCGCAGTGGTGGGGTCGCTTGACCCAACGTCCAGTAATTGACCATTTTCTATTTTATTAGGGATATGCCCGCCATCATCCAGAAACGTAACGTCGCTTGGCGTTAAAGGCTGACGTTTATCAACTTTGTTTTGTATTTGAGAAAACTGAGAAAGCTTTTTAAAATGTGTTTCGTATCTACTACGATATGAATTCAACTTACTTTGCCAATCAGACAAAGACATGACAGATCCATCTTGAGGGCCAATTATGCCTAGATTTAACAATTCTTTAGTCATGCCACCAAATGTTGCTGGTGGATGCATTGGTTGATCTGCACCTAAAGCCAATAGCACAGAAACCATAACTTGATTGCCTTCTGTTTTCATTCCCTCAATCATTGTCTTTTTTTCAAGCTCTAAAAAATCTACAAGCTGTGGAAAGGTAACAGTAGGATTTGTACTGGTAAACCCCGCAACAATGTCCCTATGAATAGCACTTCTTGTTCTACCTTGGCTGTCATATTCCGGATTTTTATAAGCAGCAATATTTGCTTCAAATAATGTTTTATTTCTAGCAGCCGTCTGTGCTGCGGCAGTGCTAACAGCCCCATTAAATATCTGAGTTAATATCGACATTTGACCATTATCAACGTTAAACTTTGATAGCTCTTTTATATCTTTAATTTTGCCAGTAACTATTTGTAAATGTGCTTTTGCATAATCTGCACTTTGTGCATTTGATAATTCGCCAGCAGCTAACCGTTCTGATGTTTCCAAAGCTTGAAACTTGGCTTCAGCAACTTGAATTATGATTTCGCCATTTACATCATCAGATGTTCTGAGTTGATTAGCTAATTCTTGGATGTTTTGAAATGCAGCTTCAGATCCTTCATTTTTATGAATAAGAGATACAGTGTTTTCTACAACCTGTGCCTGCACCGCAGTTCTATGGCTTTTTTCCAAATCATTAATTTGAGAATCGCTAACACCATTAATTGTTTTTAATATGTCATATAAAGCTGAACGCTTTTGATCAAGCCTTGCAATTTCTGATTGAGCGTTTGCTCGGGCTGTTGGGCTACCGTTCAAAGCTCCACTAGCAACAATAATGGCATGCTTATTAGCAATAGTGGCTAATCCAGAATTGACTTCTTTTTTTGTGTCTTCTTGAAAGTTTACTCTCTGATTGTGTAAAGCTTTGTTTTTCTCTCCGGCGAATGCTTGCTGTATATCAAGATCAACCTGATCAATAAGCTCCAAACCATCTCTATGTTTCTTTTTTAAAGCATCCATAAAAGCAGCTTGGTCAGCAGCAATGCCATCAGGATTACCTGAATTGCTTTCATATGAAACGCTTGCAGCGTTTACAGCCTCATTAACAATCGCTGTTTGAAAAACTGCTTGAGATGATTTTAAATACTGTGCTTGAACTTTTTTTATGCTCTGACCTTTTAAATCAGAAAAATCAATCTGATCTTGTATTGATCCAGGGACAAAAGGTTTAACGCTACCTTGTTTATCTATAAACGTAGCTTGTTGAGCCTCACCTAATGACTCTGCCTGCAAAAGTGCATCATTAAGTTGGTCCTTTTCAATATCAGCATCAATATCTCTTACAGTGTCAGCCATATTGTTAAATGAATTACCTAGTTGCCTAAGGCCACTCATAGGAACAATACCAACAGGATTGATTTTGTACTGACGTTTTCTAGTAGGTTGGTAAGCCATTAAATTAAATAACTCCCCCCTTGTTCAGATCCAGAAGCGTTTGACTTAGCAGCAAACTTTCCAGCTTTACTACCAAATTCATATTGGGCAGCTTTGCCACTCATTTTAGAATTGAACCCTTGCAGACTTAGCTTTCTTCGCTGGCTACTGCCCATGACCTTACGGCTGGCTATATCAGAAGCAGCCATTTTCTTCTCACCTCTTGCAAGGTTCATTTTAGTAGCACCAGCACCAGTTAACCCAGAACTAGCAAAGCTGTTATTGACTGAGGCAAGCTGTGCGTAAAGCTGTTTGGTTATATCAACTGTGTCTTGCTGCTGACTGATACCAGATAATTGTTTATCAACCTCTATCTGTTGTTGTTCAGCTTTAGCCGCAGCTTTCTTTGCTTGCATACCTTTGAAGTCAAACACTAATGCAATTGATTCACCCATCAGACTTCTACCTCTAGTAATATACCGTTTAACGAAAACGGCAGTGGTTCATCTTGTGTAATCGTTACCGAGCCTTCAGTTCCCCATCCAAGAAGATAGACCTCTCGCCTTGCTGTTA